AGAAGAGGTGGTTTTATTGGAGTCAATAGAACATTTGACGATGATACGTATTATGTAAATTATTATGATGAAAACAATAACATTGCATATTGTACTGCCTATACCGATACAGAAATTATTTTGAAACGAGTGAATCGAAAGGAGTAATATCACAATTAAGTAAAATTTAGAAGAATGGAGAATATTATGAATAACGGACTTTACCATATACAGGATAATAAGATTTATAAGATGTCACTAAATGAACCTATGAAAAAGATTGGGGTTGTAGCAAGTGACGAAGCAATTATGAACATTATTGATACAGTCACAGAATACATGTACTGTAATTGGGGTGATTGTGGTATGAAGGAAGATGTGACATGGGATAAATTACAAAAGGTGCGTAATGAAATCAAAGATAATGCAATGGATATGATTAAAGCAAATTTGGACATAAAATGATAATTTTAGGATTGGAGAAATATATATGCAGAAATTATATACTTTAACATCAGACGAGGTAGAAAGCTTATCCTTCTACCAACAGAGCATTCGTACAACAGCAAGTAATATTGGAAAGCTTATCGACAAAATAGAGGATGGCGAAACACATACAGAGAAAATTAAATATAAGATTGATGAGATTATTTCGTATACAAAACACATTAATGACATCCTAGCAGAGAAATGAAACGATGATTTACTGCGGAAAGTGAGGAAAACAAGTATGAAACATTTAGTAATATTTTATACGGAAAACGGAATATATAGTGCGGTATATAATTTTAAAAATATTCCACCAACTACAGAAGACATAAAAGAAATGCAAAAAGATATACAGAAAACAGAAAGCTTAATTCAAATGCCAGCGGTTGTAAATTGGCTACCGATTAGCGATTAGGAAGAAACGGAAAATTCTTGGAAAAAGTGAGGTAAAATATGAAAGATTATAATTTTTACAGTAAGCTATATAATGAGCTATTAAAGAGATACAGAATAAATCCAGACAAATATGAGAGAGAAGATGCTTTTCTTTCAGCAGTCTTTAATATTGAAGATGGAAAGGACGAGAAAACAGCGTTTACAGAAGTTTTCAAATCAGTACATAATATTGAGTTGTCTGATATGATTTTTAACTCGGCTTATGCAGTAGTACTTGGGTTTAGGAGGAAAGCTACATGTTATTAAAAGACAACAAAGAAAAGCAGATAGTGCTAAATCAGAATCTGCTCACAAAGCAATTGAGTATTACTGTTTATAACAAGACAACTAAGAAAAAGATAACATACACAGATCATAAGAAAATGTGTATATTATTTGCTCAATGCGTGTAAAGGAGGTTGATGAAATGGAAATAAGTAAATATGCGATGCCTGCAATTGCAATATTTATGGATGGTGGCATAAGAGAACTGGTACATAATGAGTTTGCACCATGTAGTAACAATGAATTTATTAAGAGATACTGTGAATTCGATCCAGGCTTTGAGAATGTATTGAAATCAGAGTTTGGAATTGATATAATGGATTTATAATATATCAGAAAACAGAAGTGCATATTTTTATATGATATAATTAAAAAGAATGGAGGTACAAATATTATGAAAAAAATTAAGAAATAATGTTGATACAGAGGTTGTTTTTACAAAATTAGAAGAGGCAAAGGAATGGTACTTGCCAAAAGATAATATTCCATGTACTAGGGAAGAGTATTTAGGTGATGATTATGAAGGATTTTGTAAAGAATTTACTGAATACAAAAAAGAAATTGAGCAGTCTGAAACATTAGAAGAGTTAGCTAACGTACTAAATAAATATACTGATACATATCAAGATGGGAGAGAGAATAAAGTTATAGAGTTTTAATATAAAATTGTAAATTGAATATGTGACTTGAAACAGGCAATCGAAAGGTTGTCTGTTTTTTAGTGGAGAATAATATAATGGAGGTGATTGTATGTTTGAAATCAGAGATGGACAGGGTGGAAATGTCATAGATAGTTTCGATTCGTTGGAAGCTGCGATGTATGCCCTTAATGAGTATGAGGAAGCTGATAAACTGGATAATATTTATGAAGAGAATTTCTACGAGATTTTTGATACTATTAATAATGAAATAGTAGTGATATAATAAAAGTAGTAATATGGTAACGGAAATAAGATAACGGAGGTAGTTATTATGGCACAGTTAATTGGATGTTTGATTGCAGGATATTTATGTATATATCTTCCTTGGAAAGCTAGTCAGGAAGATGAAGCAAAAAAGAGACAAGATATGTATAACAATCTTAATAAGAAGTCTGTAGACGAAATGGATAAATGGAGAAAATAATATAAGAAAGGTGGTTGATGAATATGTTCGGAGGACTATTAGCATTCTTAGGAATTTATGCAGGAAGTGCTGCAAAGGCAGCTTATGATAATTATGACATGAAGAAAACAACTCGTACAGTTGATAAAGATGGAAATGTGCATTATATGGACAGATTGTGCAATGATTATATCAACGGTGAGCGAGTAAAGAGAGTTGAAACAACGGACAGAAATGGAGTTAAGTTGTATTCAACTGTTGGAGTGAATAGTAGCAGAGTGTATAACACTTCTTACGGAAGAGGTACGCAGCAGTTATTGGAAATGAGTGAACGTGACAAACAAAATAATATCAAGAGAGGATACAATTCATATGGACAGTATAATCCTTATTTTGGGAAAATAGTAACAACCGAAATTAGTTCAGGAAGAACAATTACTTGTTTGTTTAGCGGAAAAAATAGAAAAACTGGAAAAGAATTTTATAGAGTATGGTATTTTCGTCCAGAATGTCAGGGAAAACTTGATTATGATACGACTGTTGAAGGAGATATGGGCACTGAAATTACAGAGGAAGAATTTAACAAGTTGAATTTTGGATGTTTAAAATGTAGGACAATGCCAAGTGATTTTAATGTGACTAAGAAATTATGGGGTGAAGATTGGTAAATGAATACCGACAGTATGCATTTTACATGCTAAAATAAAAGCGAGAAATAATAGTTTCATTAGAAAATTGGAGGTATTTATATGAAATATGGAGACATTGTTGTATACAAAAATCAGATTGGAACAGTAGTAAAAAACGAAAATGATTTTAAGTTTCATCCGTGTAATTATGGAAGTTGTTCATTTAGTTTACTGGATACAATTACAGATAAGGATGTAAGAGAAGCAACACACGATGAAAAGTTGGAACTGATAGAAAAAGAATTTACATGGGGCAATGTGATCAAGATACATTGCATTGGAGAATATCAGATTGTAGAGTATATTGATAAAAGAGATAAGAAAACATATTATCATGGATACATTAACTACAGTGATACAAACCATTCATATTTATCTCTTGATTCTGCATTAATTGGATGTATTGGATATAAACATGAAGGTGGAAATGGTAAAGCAGCAATGTATTTTGAAAAAATGATTGGTTTGTAATAGATCCTTTAGAAGAATGGAGAATAAAAATATGATTTGTTTGGATTGCGGAAATATGGATATTCGATATGATGAAAAAGAGAAATCATATCATTGTAATAATTGTGGTTCGAGAAATATTGGTACAAGAAAAGAAGGGTGTAAATATATGCTAGGAAATGGATTGTGTGGTAAAAATCCTGCATGTACGTCCTCTGGAGAATGTGAAGTACCATGTAGTTATTATGAAAAATAGTAGGAAAACAAGTTTTTATGTGAGCAGGGAGAATATATTATGTGTAAATATATCATAAAAAAAGAAAATGATATTAAATACTACAATAATGGTGCATGGGTATCAAAAGATAATGCAGAAAAATTTGATTGGTATAATGCAGAGAATATAGCAAGAGAATTGAAACTTGACGGAATCAATGTAATTATCGAAAGTAAATAGTAGGAACTCTAAGTTTATTATGGAAGGAGAATGAAATATATGGAAAATGAATATAAAGTAGAAGAAACAAAATTTGGAACAAAAACAAGCCATCCTAGTTATGGTACTTTGTTATTTAACAGAGCTTATGGTGGAAAGACACCTTTATTTGGAAGTAGCATTGAACATAGTAATGTAATTACAATGGAACTTAGACATGCTGATATTACAAGAGGGTTAAATCGTGACGATATTTTTGGCAACAAGCCTATTGTAAAAGTCGAAATGAGTTATTCACAATTTGCCGAGGCAATTACATCTTTTGGACAAGAAACAGGAATTCCAGTAACAATTCGCTATACTGAAAAAGATGGTAAAATACCTCCATGTGATTTTGTTAGTAAAAGAGAACAGTTTACTGATGAATTCAAAGATAAAACAAAGGAAGCAATGAATGAGGCACAGCAGTTAATTCAGGATGTGACTGATTTGTTTTCACAGAAAAAGGCACTAACAAAGGCAGACAAAGAAGCTGTAATATCTAAACTTAGAAAATTAAGTATGGATATTGGATGTGATTTGGATTTTATTGCAGACCAGTTCAATGAACAGATGGATAAAACTGTTATGGAAGCAAAAGGTGAAATTGAGTCATTTTGCCAGAATAAAATAAATGCTATTGCAAGTGCTGCGTTGGTAGAGCATAGAGATGAAATTTTAAAATTGGAAAATCCAGTTGATATTGAAAGCAAATAAGGCAAGCAATTTTAACTTTCCTTTGGAGGTGAAAGATAATGAATAATAATTGTGAATTATGTGGTGGAAAATATGATTTTAGAATGGTTCAAATTGATAAATATTTAGATATGACAGGAATTGCTTTTTCAGGAAGTAAAAAACAAGTCAATAATGATAATCGCTTTAGATTTTGTCCTAAGTGTGGGAGAGAACTAACTAAAGAGGATTTTGGTGGAGTTGATTTTGTTAATGAGCTAGATATGAGAGAAAAGATAAAAGAATATATTGGTGAGCTTGATACAGAAATTGACAGACTTGAATCTGACCTAGAAAAGCAAATGACTTATAATGTAGAAGCTTGTGAGGTTACTGAAACTGAATCAAGGTTGAATACAATAATCGAAGTAAAGAATGATTTACTTGGAAGATTAGAAGAGGTGGTATAAATGAGTCGAATTAATAAAACGCAAAATAATTTAGATACCGTGTGGAACAATTTAGATTTAGCTTATGAACATATGGAAAGAGCTATTGAAGATTTATCACAAATGTCTGGATTATCTAATGAATTAGAGAAAATGATTGAATCGTATGATTTATCTGAAATAAGTATGATAAAGCAGGAAGTTGAAGAATTGATGTTTAAGAAATGACGATTTCTTATGGGAAATTTGGAGGTAATAATATGAAGGTGCTTGGAAGCTTTGTAGATTGTGTTTATGAGCCACATTTATATAAAGAGGATATTAGAGATATTAGAACAAAACTTATAAGTAGATTACCAGATAAAAGAATCTGTGAAATGGCAAGTGTACTTATAATCGACACAAAATATGATGCATATGTTGTAAAAATACGAAGACCTGAACTGAATAGTAGTGGATGTGTTGATATAAAAAAGACTCATAAGAAAATTTACGAAACTGATTTTATCGAAATTTCAAAAAGAGATTATGAAGGATTAGATTGGAGAGAAGCTGCCAAGAAAACGGATGAATTAATGAAGTCAAGATCGTTTGTTATTTTTAAAACAAATATTGATGTAGATACATTAATCAAATGAAAAATTGCTTTCTTATTGAAAGCGAATTAAATATAGAAATAAGCAATAGAAGCAGGAATTAACTGCTTCTTTTTTAGTATAGAAAACGAGGTAAATAAAATTATGAGTAAACGACACGACAATACGAGCAGAGCAAGTGAGTTTATCTGTTTAAGATGTCTTAGCAAAAATCAAGTTGGTGATAAAATTCGTAGACCGAATATGAGAGAAAAGGATCATGTAAAAAACTTGTGTTGTCTATGTACAAAATTGCAAATGAGAACTAAAAATCTTGAAGTCAGGTGGTGCGATGATTTTGATGAGCGAATGGAATATGCAAAGAAAATTAAGTCAAAATATTATGATGAGAATAATGAGCTGCTACCTGAATGGAAAACAGAGAATATGTATGTAGGAAAGTGAGGTTGATTAATATGGAAAATTATAAAATCGGTTATAATGGTGATGCTTATGTTGAAAATATTCACCATATAGGTGTTGAATATAATGGAAATTATTATAGTGTGATTTTCGGAGAATATGTAAATGGAGGATTCTTTAGTATTCCGAATTGGAATTGTGGTGGTGAGTTAGCTGAGTTTAGTGATGTCCCTTGGAATACAGAATCTATTCAGAAATCATTAAAGAGTAAAATGGCAGCTAAAGCTATTGCAAAAGCGATAGCAGATTATACAAGGGAGTGATAATTATGTGTTATAAGATAGAAGTGCAAAATAAAAATGCTGAAAAGCTTAATAGGAAGTTGGATGAGTTAAATGCACCACAGTTTTTAAGAGATTACTTGAATGAGTTGGAAAGCAAGAACGGAGCGTTAAATTATTTAGTAGCAATTAAAGATTTTTTACAGTGGTTGATTGAAAGTAATATTATTAATAAGAAATCAATTTCTGAAATAGAAGTTTCTGATTTTAGCGACTTGCGACCACAAAATATTAGTTCATACCTTAGATATAAGGAAACAAATGGAATGTCGCCAACCACAACGGAAACAAGAAAGAATATTATAAAAAGTTTTATAAAAAATGTATATTCATATAGAGAATGTTTATTGAGAGAACTTTATAACAGTATGGAAGATTTTAGTAAACAAATAAAATATAAAGGGATATCTTCTAAAAACAACTTAACACA